GTGAATATGATAAACAAATCCAAAATGATCTTCTATATGATCTGATTCAAAAATTTCCCCATTGAATCTCCATGGATTCTCATAACTCATATTAAGTAATCTTATGAGCTATTATTTATCTTTAACCGGGACAAACCTAGTCTACACATGTTTTGGAGTTTTGTCAAGGGGGGATTGATAAATACTCAATAAACGCTTATAATAATGTCCGTATACGTAAGCAATTTAACCATTGACAAAGGATCAGATTTTAGTCAAAATTTCACTTTGTCGGATACCGGAGGAGATTCTCAAAATCTAGTCGGATATTCTGGAACATCTCACTTGAGAAAAACTCCAACGAGTTCGAAATATAGTCAATTTATATTAACATTTGTTGATAGAACACAAGGAATAGTTAATCTTTCCATGTCATCAGATATTACATCTTCTCTCAAATCTGGAAGGCATGTTTATGATGTTTTATTGATAAGACCTAATAATACTAGATCAATTGTTTTAGAAGGTATGGTAACAGTTAAACCTGGAATATCAACCAATTGCTTCTAGTAATAAATATTTTTATCCCACCAAGAGAATATAATGGCAGTAAATGTAAATAATATTATAATTTACACAGGAACTACTTTTGAACAATCGTTTTTTCTAGAAAATAATGATTCTTTATCTCCATTAGATTTAACTAACTATAGTGGATGCGCTAAAATAAAAAAAAATGAATCTTCATTAACTGAAATATCTTTTAATGTTACTTTTCCAAATAGATTAAATGGGCAAGTAACTATATCATTATCTGCTACCGAAACAAATAATTTAAATCCTGGAACTTATGTTTATGATTTTATTGTAAAAGATTCAATTAGTCAAAAATTAACAAAAATTAGTCAAGGAAAAGTATTTGTAAAAAAATCGGTTACAAGGGTATAAAAAAAGCACCCTTGCGGATGCTTTATATCGTAGATATTTTTTAATCTTCAAATTCCACAAATACCACCAATCATTTCTGCATCCATCTCAAGCATCAAATAATGTGCTTCATCTAATGTATCTGCATGACCATAATTAATTAAATATTCCAAAACTAAATCATAAGCATCGTAAGATTCTACAGTAGTTGTTGTAGTTTTTGCCGCATCTTTAGCAGTCTTTTCTGCTTTTTTTCTATCTCTTTCTTGCTGTGCCTTAACATCAGCATCAACAGATTTGGAATCAATTTTTCCAGGTCCTTCTGATCCACCTTTAATTTCCGAATTGATGACTCCCATATCTATTCTTCTATTGCGAATTTCTGCAGCATCTTTTTCTATCTGACTTTTTCCAGTACCTTTTTGAGTTCCATCTGGATTTACATTTTTAGTAAGATTTGGATGAAGTTTTGCCCATTGCTCAAGACCATATTTTTTAGCAGCCTCTGGATCACTTTTTCTTAACTGGTCGTATTTTTTGTTAACTGAGGAATTAGGTGTTTTAGATACATCACCAGAAGGTCTACCACCAGAACCACCAGAAGGTCTACCGCCAGAACCACCAGAAGGAGGTGGGAGAATAGGTGCCGGTGGTGGGGTAATTGAACTTGGGGTTGGTTTTGGACCTCCTTCAACACCACCTGATCCACCTGGTTTTAAAGCATAAACAGCACCAGCACCAAGGCCTGCAGCAAGAGAAGCACCACCAGCAGTTTTTACTCCTTTAATTGCCTTTACAGTTCTTGCTTGTTTAATCAAATCGGCAGATTGTTTTGGTGATAAAGATCCTTGAGGAACTGTTATTCCAGATTTAGTTGCTTTATTTTTTGCCACTTTTTCTAGAGCAGCAGTAGTTCTTGATGGATTTGCACTTTTTGCAAATTGCTTACCAATTCTACTATCGACACCAGCGGTTGCTGCTTTTGTGACTCCAGTTTTTACTGCAGATTTGGTTGCTTTTGCAGCAGCACCAGCACCTTTAGCAAGTGCTTTAGCACCTCTAGCAAGAAGTCCTAAAAATCCACCAGCTTCAAGAATTGCTAGTTGCTCTTCTACAAAATCATTATGAATTAATTCTTCAGAAATAAAACTTACGTCAGTTGCCAAATACTTTTCTAAAATAACTGCTTCATCAGAACTTGCTAAAAATTTAATAAAGGTGTCTGCAGTATATCCTTCTGAAAACATTGACAATGCCAATGAAAGGATAATATCCTCTGCCAATTCTGCTGCTTCTTCATCATAATATTCAGAGTCTTCATTCAAAAAGTCTTGATCTTGGATATGAATTTGCTCATAAAGAGATCCAATATTGCTAATAAAATCTTGAGTAATTTTTGACATTGTTATATTTTAATACCTTATATAATGATATTTATAAAATCATTTACCAGGACCAAACTTGACTCCAAGTGCTTTATTGCGAGCAATATCCGATTGTCTTGCCTTAGCAAGGTTCTTAGCAGCGTTTGCAGCATCAGATTTTTTATAAGCACCAGCAAATAAAGATCTACCAATTCTCTCCAATGGATTAGAAGAAGTTTTAGCAAGTGATTGAGCACTTGGACCTGCTTTATAAACTGCTTTGCCATCTTTATATGCAAGATGACCCGCAACAGATTGACCACCTCTTTGAACTACACCAGTTTTGGCAAGAGCAACTGTTTTTCTTTGTGCTCCAGTTCCTGTAGTCATTGTATTTTTCTTGGTGTCAAAACTGGTAGGACCACCAATACCTTTAAGCGAACTTCCTGCTTGGCGTTGACGATTTGCAGTTGCCATTGCCTTTCTTTCTTTTGCATTAGCACCAGCAGCAACATCAAATGCCTTTTCTGCTGCTGCGCCGCCTGCCATAGCACCAGCAGTTCCTGTAGCAGCACTCAATAATCCACCACCACCAATTGCACCAGCAGTACCTCCAAGAAGTCCTCCAGCAGCAACTGTAGCACCCTTTGCTAGTGATCTTGCCCATCCAGATCCCTTTGCTCTCTCATCTGCAGTAGAAAGTGCCGTATCAACTGCAGTAGCAACAGGTCCTAACGCCTTTACAAATTTACCAAGTTTTCCAGAAACTTTTGGTACTTCTGGTGCTTTTCCTGCAGATGGTTTTGGAAGACTAGTTTGTCCTGCAGAAGGAAGTGCTAATTGCTTTTTCGATCCTCCTAATCCTTTGGGGGTAGGTACATTTAAATCAGTTTTAATTTGTTGGATAGGTTTTGTTGATAATCCAGTTGGAGGTTTGACTGTAAGATTACCACCTTTTGGACTAGGAGGTAATGCTTTTGTGGTTGGAGGATTAGAAGTCTGCCTAATTACCTGTTGACCAGGAGAAGTCTTAGGTGGTTCTGGGGGTGCTTCTGGGAGGCGTTTTGTTGCTTTTACTGGTTCAGATGATGTAAATGGAACTTGCCCTTTACCTGCCTTTGTAAAATTTTGTGCTCCTCCAGACTTTGTAAGCAAAGACGGTTGACGCATTTCGCCAGAACTTCTAACACTTGCTCCAGAAACTTTAGTTGTTTTTGGTTCAGGAATTTCTAATTGTCCTGAAGAAGTTTTAGGTGCTTCTGGTGCTCCTGGAGGTAATCTTCTAGATGCAGGTGTTGGTGTAGGATCTGCCGCAATTCCTCTATTTCCAATATTTTTTCTAAAATCATATGCACTATTATTTCTTTTCAGTAATCTAAGTTGTTCTGCTTCTTCCTCATTCAAATATGATTCTTGCAAAAACTGACTAAAAGACTTCATCTTTCTTTCTTACTTTTCAATTATTTATAAAAAAAGGAGGGTATTACCCCTCCCCTATTAATATTTAATTGACTTGGACTGTTCGACTAGGTTGAGGTGCGTTTACTTCAATAATAGTACCACAAACTCCAAGAGCAATTACCGTAGTGAAAGTGCCGATCAAAGCAATTTTTACAGTGCTAGTGGAAAGCACTTTGGAAACCAATTGAGACATGATTTAATTTTTTAGGACTCCATAATTGTAGCATAAAAAAAGAGGGTGGTGAGACCCTCTGGTGGACAGTTTGGAAAGTGGTCTCAACGATGCCAACTAGGTCTTTCACCATGATTGCGTTTTGGTCCAGTTGGTTTCCATCCTTTGGGTTTTTTAGGTCCTTCACCAGTAAAAGATTTTTTTGATTCTTCTTCTTTTTTTTCTTCACCTTCAACAATACTCTCTCTCCACTCTTCACTCATATTTGCCATGATTTGGAGTGCTGCCTGTTCAGTATCAGCATAACCTTCATCAATCAGGTGTCCTAATACAACATCAAATGGATCAAAACTTTGAGTTAATCCTTGACGTTGGCGTGATGCTGCTTGCATTGCACGAAGTTCTGCATTTTGTGATGCCAAACTTGGTCTACCAGTAATTGGAGGTAATGCGGGTGGTCTCAGTGGTGGATTACCAGTTGTTACAGTTGGTGCTGGAGTTGGTTTTGCCGCAACAGTAGGTGCTGCTGGTCTTGTTGCAGTGGCCGCTGGTGTTGCAGTTGGTGCTGGAGTTGGTTTTGCTGCAACAGTAGGTGCTGCTGGTCTTGTTGCAGTTGGTGCTGGAGTTTTTACTTGTGACGATGGTGCTCCATATCTACCAAATTGACCTGTGCTTTGTCCAGTTGGTTTATTCAATGGTTCACCAGCACCAACTTTTCTAGAGATTTCAATTTCTTGACCAATTCTACGACCAGCTGCTCCAGCAGCTCCAGCAACTGCAGATCCTGCTCTTTGAGCGGCACCAGCAACTGCTTGACCTGCTCTTTGAGTAGCACCAACTGCAGCTTGTCCAGCAGCGGTAGCACCACGAACTGCTCCCTGAGCAGCTCCTTGAACTGCTCGTCCAGCAGTATTTAAAGCACTTTGACCAGCAGAAACTGCTCTTTGGGCGGTTCCTTTAACTGCTTGAGCAACTGGAGTGACTGCTCTCTGAACTGCTCCTCCTGCTCTTTGAGCAGCACCTGCAACTGTTTGACCTGCTCTTTGAGCAGCACCAGCAACAGCAGTTCCTGCTCTTTTAACAGCGCCAACTGCAGTCTGACCCGCTCTTACAGCACCTCCTACAGCACGATCTGCGCCACTAGCAACACTTCTTACACCACCAGCAACAGCAGATCCTGCTCTTTTAACTCCACCGATTGCAGTGTTAGCAAGATTTTGGAAGAAACCTGCTTCCATCAAATATTGCTCGTCAAGAACGCCAGTTTCGAAAAGAATCGAATCAATATCTTCTACTGCCATTTCTGACATATAAACTTCAGCAGTATTATATCCTGGAACAAATCCATTATATACAAGATAATCTGCAACAGTTTGATATGCTTCAGAAATAAATTCTTCTGTTAGATATGATTCCCAGAGATAATCTTCATTAACTTGTGGAGCATAAACTGCATTATATGCTTCCATCAAATCAACTACCTGATGTGATGTAATTCTTTCCATTTTGGCGATTTCTTTTTTATATACTGATATTTATAAAAAAAGAGTCCCAAAGGACTCTTAATTTACATCATCATTTTTTTTACCTAACCATTCGTACTCATAATCATAATCACCAAATAAAAACTCATCTGCTTCTGCAGCATTTTTAATGGCGTTCAGGATTTCCTGTTCCACCCATTCATCATAGTTGGAATCCTGAGAAAGTATCTTTGGTAACATCTTGTTTAATTCCGCCTATTATGTAACTTTCGACCTCAGTTTCCTGTGGAGCAACTTGAAGACCTTTAGAAGAAATCCAATGCTCAGTCCAAGGAAGTGGATTATTTTTTGCCGAAATATCATAAAGAGGGCGAAGACCAATCGCCTTCATTCTACGATTTGCAATCCACTCAACATATTGCTGAAGAAGTTTATCATTCAATCCAATCATTGAACCATCTTTGAACAGATATTCTGCCCAAAGTTTTTCTTGATTAACTGCATTCTCAAAGGTCCTATAGACCCATTGCTCTTCTTCTTTAGCAATTCTTTGCATCTCAGGGTCATCACCCTCCTTCCACTTATTCAAAATATTTTGAGTGATGACTAGATGTTGATTCTCATCACGAGCAATCAGTCCAATGATTTTTGCACTTCCTTCCATAAGTTTGAGTTCGCCAAATGCAAAACTGCAAGCGAAACTGACATAAAAGCGAATACCTTCAAGAATATTAACGTTTGCAATTGCTCTGAACAATTTGCGTTTGAGTTCATATCTTTCTGCCTGTGCGTAGGGAACTTGTTCTTGGGCATATTTCCAAAGTTCAGAAGTCCCATAATTTTGAGCACTATTAATAAAATCGTTATATGCTTCGGTTACACTATAGGCACGTTCGAGAATTCTTTCATCTCTAAGAATTGTATCAAATACATCCGAAGGATCGGAATATACATTTTTTATAATATATGTATAAGAGCGCGAATGAATCATTTCCATAAACTCCCAAACCTTCATACACGCTTCTAATTCGGGAAGAGAGCAGTATGGAGCAAATGCCATACCAGGTCCACGACCTTGGACGCTATCAAGCATAACTTGATATTTTAGATTAGAAGTAAAAATATGCTTTTGTTCGGGACGAAGAGACTGATAATCTCCACGATCTTTCTGTAAGGAGACCTCTTCGGGTCTCCAGAAATATCCTAGTTGTTGTGTTGTGAGTTTTTCGAAAATTGGGTATTTGTAAGAATCGTATCTCTGAACTCCTAGTGGTTGTCCAAAAAACATAGGTTGCTTTTTGGTGTCTACCTCCTGAGAGTTAAAAACGGTCATTTGATTAACCACTTTTTTCTCCGTGCTATTTGTTTTAAATCTTACAAGACTCACAATCTTCTTCCTCCGAATTCAAAATGTCGCTAATTAGGTCATCAACAGATGCTTTAGATTCTTCTACTTCATCTGTCTTAATATCATAAGTATTTTGATAGTAACTGGTTTTCCAACCGTACTTATATGTAGTCAAAAGGTCCTGTGCCATTACGCTAACAGGAACTTCATTATTGGGATAATTTTCCGGATTATAGGACCAGTTTCCAGAAATCGCTTGATCAAAGAACTTCTGCATAACTGCAACAATATGAATATACCCGCGATTGCTAGGCATATCCCACAGCAGCGTATAATTGTTCTTAAGAGTTTGATACTGAGGAACAATTTGCTTGAGAGGTCCTTTCTTAGATTTCTTAACGGACAAGTATCCACGAGGTGGTTCGATTCCATTTGTCGCATTTGACACAACGGAACTGCTCTCCGATGGCATCTGTGCGGACAGTGTTGAGTTCCGTACCCCATATTGGAGTACTTGCTGTCTGAGACTTTCCCAATCATACTTAAGTTTGTTAGGTACAATTTCGTCTACATCTTTCTTATAGGTATCTATGGGAAGAATACCTTGCCCATACTTGGTTCGATGTGAATATTCACACGCACCCTTTTCTTTAGCAAGATTGACAGTTGCCCGAATGAGATAATACTGGAATGCTTCGGTCAGGTCATGAACTAATTTCCAGGCGCCTGGGTCATCGTAGTGCTCCCCATGTTTGGCAAGATAGTGGGCAAGACCAATATAACCTACTCCAAGTGAACGACGCGCTCTGGTGGCAATTTCGGCGGACTTGACGGGGTAACCTTGGAAATCAATGAGTTCATCCAAACTGCGAACAGCAAGATAACAAAGAACTTCAAGATCCTCATTACTCTTAATTTTGCCAATATTAATAGCAGAAAGTATGCAAAGAGCAATTTCACCATCAGGGTCATCAATATGTTGAATAGGTTTTGTTGGAAGAGTAATTTCCTGACACAGATTGCTCATCTCAACTTTATCCATAAAGGATGAGTGAGAGTTACAATGGTCAATGTTCATAATGTAAATACGACCAGTTTCTGCTCTCTCTTTCAAAAGGTCCAAAAAGAGTTCTTGAGCGCCAATAGTTTTTCTTGGAACAGATTCATCTCGTTCATAACCCACATAAAGGTCGTCAAATCTATCAGTGCCAAAAGCATCATACAGACCAGGAACGTCGTGTGGGGAGAAAAGTGTAATTTCTCCGTTTTGGATGAATCGTTCATAGAAGATTTTGCTGATTTGGATACTATAGTCTAACTTACGAACACGATTATCTTCGGTTCCTTTGTTATTTTTTAATACTAGGATATCACTTATTTCTTGGTGCCAGATTGGGAAGTGGACTGTCGCGCTTCCTCCTCGTATGCCATTTTGCGTACAGCAACGGACAGTTGCTTCAAACTTTTTGAGAAACGGTACAACGCCAGTGTGCTGGACTTCACCGCCTCTGATTTTAGCGTTGATGCCACGAATGCGACCAGCATTGATGCCGATGCCTGCCCTTTGAGCAACATAGCGCCCAATAGCCATATCACTGCTAAAGATGCTATCGAGGGTGTCATCAACATCAACAAGAACACAACTAGCGTATTGTCGAAGAGGCGTCCTAACTCCTGCCATGATGGGAGTTGGAATGTTGATTTTGTGTTTTGAGATTGCGTCATAATACTTTTTAACGTAGTCTAGACGAGTTTCTTTAGGATACTTGGAAAAAATAGTGGCAGCAATCAAAAGATACATGAACTGTGGAGTTTCATAAAGAGCACTACTACTACGATCTTGAACCAAATACTTATCAACTACCTGACGAAGCCCAGCATAAGTGAACAAATAATCACGACCATGATCAATAAATGACTGAAGTTTATCAAATTCTTCTGCATCATACAAAGAAAGAATTTCTGCGTCATAAACACCTAATTCAGCACATTTTTGAGTATGCTGAAGAACGGTAGGGCATTCATACATTCCACCAAATAATTGCTTACGAACAGCAAATAGAAGCAAACGAGCAGCAACAAACTGATAATTAGGATGCTCTAAATCAATCAAATCAGATGCTGAACGAATCAAAATTTCCTGAATCTCTGCAGTCGTAATACCATCATAGAATTGAATTCCTGATTGCATCTCAACCTGAGATGCTGATACACCTGCTAAATCTTTACATGCTTCTTCCACCATAACATGGAGTTTATTCAGATCTAGATTCTCAGTACTTCCAGATCGCTTTACTACCTTAGTCCCGTTACTCATACTTTCTTCCACTCGTTGAATTTGATTTTTGCTTCTAGTGCCTTGTATGTATTTGATTTTAACACATCCATAACTGAAAGTCCAGCAAGCACCATATCATTAATATCCTTTTCAGTAATTGACCTTGGCCAAATTACTACTTTCTCACCTCTATTGATAAGTTTTGATATCCTGTTACAGATTTCTTTATTCCTAGGTTCATTATCAAGAACGTACACAATATCGTCACCCAAATTAAGACTATCGAGTAAAATATCCGATCCGCACATTGCGATGGCATTTTTGACAAACGTTGAATCAAATGGACCTTCTGTAACATAGATTGTTTCATCAGTACTTATTTCATCTAGTCCATAAACTTTGGGAATACTATCATTCAAAATCACCGTAATGTATTTAACATTGCTAGGTCCTAGAGATCTTCCTTGAAATCCAAACAATTCTCCTTCTCTAGTGTACAATGGTATGACTATGCGACTTTCATCTTTCACAATCCTACTAAATGTGGGTTTTTGAGTGTTAGTCCATTTTTGGAATTTGTCAGCGAAATAAAACTTTTCTGGATTTAAAAGTCTCTTCTCAAGATACAATTTAGCAATAGAGTTTTCTGATGCTTTTGGCAAATCTAATTTTTTCTTAAAGATAGGTTTTGTAAATTCAAACTTAGGTTCTTCAACCACAAAATTTTTACCAGTATGCCCCTCTTTAAACTTTTCAAGTGTGTATTGCTTATGAAGAGTTGGGTCTATCTCTTTTAGAAAATTATTGAAAGATAAACTAATACCGCAATTGTGGCATTTAAAGTTTGTATTATTCTTTACTGGATAGATATATCCTCTTGTTTTGTTTTTGTTTTTTTGAGAATCGCCACAGATAGGGCAGCGAAAGTTGTAGAGATCCGCTTTTACTCTTTTGAATTTCTGAAGACGCGAAGATACGAGTCCAATGTACTTGGAATCAATCAAATCCATTATGAAAGTGTTTTATTTTCCTTGCTCTATTGTAACAGAGGTTGTCGCCGGAGTCAACATTCCTCTAATTGAAGGAAAGACGTTAATGACTATCAAAGCAGCTCCAAGAATTGCTACAAATTGCCATCTAAACTTTTTAAGATCTTCTACTACCTTTTCCAGAGTATCAATTCTTTTAATAACAGTTCTATGATCCTCTTTATTTTCTTCTTTTAAATCCTCAATCATTTTAATAAAAAGTTCATCAGTTTTTATGCTTTGCTCAATTCTTTCATCATGTTTTGCAAGAATTGTAGCAATACGAGCATTACCTTCTGATATTTTATCAACTGCAGATTCTAGCTTAGAAAGCATCTCGCGGGATAGGTCCTCATAAATACTGAGTTTAGATTCAAGAACCGCTAGTTTTGAGGATTCTCGGTAGAACATTTTAGGTTTTAGGATTAGCGTTTTTCTTCTTATTTGTATTTATTAGTGCAGTTTTATATGGTGGAGGAAGTCTTCTAGCAATTTTACTTCTTCCATCAAATAAAGGTTTATCATAACCAGCAGTTGGTCCTGGATCAAATCCCTGGGCGCTGCCCCCAAACCCTGCTTTACCTGATGTACTTGCCGTACTCATTGTTGGTCCAACACCATCTTCCTTAAGAGTTCTAACTATTGCGATAATTTTATTGATATCCATCATAATTCCTTTAATTTGGATAAACAGTCTATATCTTCACAAATGTCGTCTATTGATGTTTTTGGATATTCTGGAAGGCGATTTAAAAATAATAAAAAACTTTTTATTGTTGGCCAAAGATCTCTTTCAAGATTATAAAATAATAAAGGTACTGCGGCATCATCAAAGACATTAAACAATATTGTAAGGTGATTGAGAATCAAATGAATTTTCAAGTCACCATCTTTTTTATAACGCTTGAGTAATCTTTTAATATACCGTATACGTTTTAAATCATCCTCAAAATCGTCCTTGGTGACTGCCTGAGGATTATCATAGAATTTTATAGCAAATAACATATAGTTATCTTCATTCAACTCATCAAATCTCATATTAATCTATTATGCAATAGTTGGATTTGCATCATAAATTGGAAGACTTCCAGTAGTAATACCAGACATTGCAACAAGAACTTCCGATTTAACTCTCAAAGTTCCATTACTGTCATTGTATGTAGTAACACCAACCCAACCCTGATGGGTCAATGCATATGAAGTTCCTTGAGCATTAGCAATTCCAGCATCAGCAACACCATAAATATGTGGTTCGTAATTAGTGTTGATTTCACTCCAACGACCATCACGAACAGTGTATTTTGGAAGTTCACTAATATAATATGTTGCCGCAGAAACTGCCCCACCACTAAGTCCCGTTGTAGAAGCAATAGAAAGTGTCGTCGTGCTTGCAATACCCACAATGACAGCATTTCCAATTTCACCCAATGTGCCAAAACGAATTACATCTCCAGTAGCAGCAGCTCCAACTTGCCCAAAGCTAGTTCCACTACCAGTTACTACGAGAGTAGTATAATTTAAAGTTACTGTTCCACCTGAAAATTTGTTATCATTATTTCCCCAGAGTGCCATGTCTTTTACTCGTAAAGATTATTTCTAAAAGTATTTATAAAAAAAGGAGACCTTAAGTTTTGGTCTCCATTATAATTTAAAGTTAAAAACTCAAGGGGTAACGTCTTTAGCACCCTTTGCTTTTAGTTGTCCTTGAACTTGTAAAAGAATGAGTGAAAGAATACCGTTTGATTTGATCTTAGGGTTTGCTCCAAGTGCTTCCGAAACTGCAAAAAGTACAGTTGCGATAAGTGCCTGGTTAGCGATTGCCCATGCGATTAGTGCCGACATAATAACCTCGTGTAAAGAGTATCCTGTTTTATTTAGGATTTAATTCAATCAGACTCGCCTGCTCTTGGTCTATATGGATCTGGTTGATTTCTTTGTCTTTCTGCTTGTGCTTTTTTTGTAGCAAGTTTTTTAGCAGGTAAATTTGATGGTGATTCTGGTTCAACACGACTTGTACGATCTTTTTTTACACCTCTTCCTTCCTCATGTTTAGCAACCGTTTTTCCACTTCTGGTCAGCAGACCTTCTTTATTTTTAGATCTTATATCCATCATAACTTTATGTGTGATACTTTTTGTATCAGGTCTAGATTTACCTCTATCTTCTCTCCTTCTCTCATCAATCATTTCACCCTCAAATTCAACTTCTTCAGGTCTATACTTATCTCTTCTTGCTTTTTGTGCTTCAGGAGACATATTTGCTGGTTGAAGTACAGAACGAACTGCTCCCTTCACTGCTTTACCAACTGGATCTGCAACATTCTTTTGGAAATTTTTTGCTCCTTGTTCAGCAGAAGTTCTTGGATTCGAAAGAGCACCTCCAACAAGTTTAGAAATTCCAACACTTAATCCAGCACCCTCCTTAACATCTTCTTCGTCTGAAATCATTACAATAGGATTTTTAATACCCAGTCCAGATCTTAATTTATTTTTAATTACCTCTTTCTTAGCATAATCTCCCCTAGTATCTCTTTTTGGTTCAGAAGAATCACAAGCAGTTTCTTCTTTATGAACAGGAAGTCCTTCATGTTTTGTTTTAGCAAAATCACGAATTTTTTTCTCTGACATATTATCAACGATTTTTAAAACTTCAGCACTTGCTTCAGAACGCGGAGTTTCTCCTCTTTTAACAGAAAGAGCAAGTCCAAAAAGTTTTTGTTGTTGTTCACTTTCTGCTTTCTCATTTAAATTGCGAACTTTATTGAGAAACTTAGAATAACTATCTTCCGAAATACCCATTTTAGGGGAAAGATTTATAATCCTTTTATTTGTCCCCTTCATTACGTTTATGGGCGTATCCTTAGAATTTTTTTTTTCTTTTACTACTTCACCAATAAATTCTTCTTTAACGCTTGAAGTGTCCTTACCATCAGGAGTTCCACCTTTTTTGCGTTGAATAGCATTATGGACTGCTCCACGATATTCTTTTGCACCACTTTCTACTTTTCCATCTCCATCATAATCTTTACCAGATTTTGCTGCTGCTGTTCTTTCACCTTTTGCCCTTTCACCTTCATATGGAGTTCCATATTCAGTCATTTCAACCGATTCAATATTTGGATTTGAACGAAGTTCTGAAATTTTTTGGCGATTTGCATATCTAACGTAAGATACGCCGTTTTTATCAGTAACTCTAACTTTATATTTCTTATCTTCAGAATTATTATACTTATTTAAATGTGCTTTCAGTTCTTCAATATATTCTTCAGAATCTTCAGAATAATGCTTAGAATTTCCTTCTACAAAAACTTTAAATAACGCATTTGCAACACTAGTTGATGCCAATTGTTCAATATTAAAATCCTCTGCTTTCATTCCACCTTCGGAAAAAAGTGCCTTTCTTACTTCTAATTTTTCCGATTCAGACATAGAACTATTTTGCATGTATTGCGAATATGCTTGACGAAGAGGAATACCTTCTCTTCTTGCACGATATCTAATATCATACTTTGCCTGCCTAACTCTAGCTTCTGGGGTTTTTTCTTCGCGGTCACTTTCACCGTCATTAGACTTTGATTGTACTGATAGTGAACTTTGAGGATGCTTTCTTGCAGGAAGTTCCTCAGAAATATGATTTTTCATGTGAAAATTTAATTTACTACTTTTTTTTCCTATTCTTATTTATGAAATTCTTTATATGAGATATTCCCATCACTTTCATAACATTTTTTCTATACCCATCTGTACCAACTAACGTATTTGGTTTATTCGGTAGTCTCATAATTCTGGACATACTTTTTTCATTATAAGATTCTGAAACGTCCTTTATCCAAGATTTAAACATCATTCCATTTTCAGTCACACAAATTAAATAGTTTGTTCCCCTACGAATAATTTTACCAACCATTCCAGTATTAATATTTTCAACTATTTCTCCAATATTAAATATATTTTTTTTGATATAGTTTTCTCTCAAAGATTGAACATCAAACTTTGGGGCAATCTCCCAAATATTGTACCCTTCCTGTTGTATATCCAAAATTTCCATTCCTTGACGTACCATATCAAATAATTGAATTACTTCTTTATTTGACATTTCTGTAGGAAGTCCTTGACGGAAAGTAATAAGATCACCTTCTGCTGCTGCCAATCTTAGTCTTGATGCAGATATTGCTTCAAGACCATCTCCATCAGGATCTCTTTCTCCAGCAGAAATAACTTGAATATTATCAAATTGGTATAATTGTCCATTATAGTTATTGGAAATTTTTTCAAATTCCTTAACTCTATCTGAACCAGAAACAATTATAATATCTGCATATCCATCATTGTATGCCTTTTTCAATACATCAAAAATAGTAATAAAATTTGGATCATTTACTATTCTTTCACTATGATCTGGAAAAATTTTTCTCATTATTGAGATTTTTGTGTCAGGATCTAATGGATTTTTCTTTTTATCTTGACTACGCGAAGGAACAATTATGTAATCTCCACCACTTTCCATTGCGGTATCATATGCAACATCCATCAACTGTTGATGCCCAATAGTAGGAGGATTAAAACGCCCAAAAACAACCACCAAAGTTCCTTTGGTTTTTTCAACTGGTTGAGGAACAAATTCTGGAGTTTGAATCTGATTTTCTACATTTGGATCAACTACTGTCTGATCTAGTGGCACTTGATCAATTGCTACCTGGTCCATAGGTACTTGATCTGTAGGAGGTGCGATGGGTTGTTGTGCAGGTACTAGTTGTGGATCCACATAACCTTTAGAAGCAATTTCCTTTTCTCTTGGAGTTTGTTTTGGATCCTTCCCAGGAATTCGCTGCCTCTTATTATAAAATTGTAGTTTTCCGTTCACGGTTTTTGCTTCAAATTCGCCGGTAGCCCTATTATACCATCCCCCATGCCCATCTGGGGCAAGTGCCAAGCGTTTTGCTTGATCGGATGCGGCAGTTGCTTCCTTTAGAAATGTAAAATAATTTTTCATTATCTATTTGATATTTTACTTAAAATATTTAAAGTTATCATTTTTTTATTTTTGATAATATATTCTAATATATTTGCTCTGATCATTATATATTTATTCTTTACTACAGTTGATCCAATATTTTTTAATTTACCATCAAAAATAAAATAAAAATATGCCAAAAAATCTTCAAATATTTTTTCCTTAGACTGAAATTTAGTATTATAAAATTTTAAAAATTCTCCTAAAAGATTATTAATTACATCTTTTTCAGAATTATTCCCAAGTATATTCATGTTTTTAAAATATTTAGTGCCCAAAAGAGGACTCGAACCTCCACGCCGAAGCACATGATCCTAAGTCATGCGTGTATACCAGTTTCACCATTTGGGCAAAGTGGAGAATAGGAGACTCGAACTCCTGACATCAGCCTTGCAAAGACCGCGCTCTACCAACTGAGCTAATTCCCCAAGAAGACCCCCTAAAGGGTCATTTATTTATTCTAGAGCAGCACCAATCTTTTCATCAAGATCCACGATCACATTACGAATATCAGTAATACGAGGAGGAACAGAATCCCCATTATAAGTATAACCCTTTTGTGCATCAAACAGAATTTGACGAACTGCAGCGGCAGAACGAACATCCATCTTAATATTTACTTGCTTTTCTTTAGTCATAGGTCTCCCTCCACACGATTTTCAGAACGATAAACATCAAATGTACCTTCAGGATATCTAGCACTCAATTTTTCATAGTTCATTTGAAGAATCTCATCAAAATTGGTATTCAAAGACATACATGCTTGTGCAAGGTACCAGCACAGATCTCCAAGTTCACGCTTCATATGAAAAACATTCTCTTCAGTATAAGGTTTTCCTTGAAGGAAAATCTTTTTGACTACTTCGGTAAATTCACCTGCTTCGGCACTCATACCAAATGCGGCAGTCATCAGACGAGAAACATCGGCACCTTGTCCTTCCAGTTCATTCAAACGCTCAACAAGTTTTGAATATTCACTACTTGCTGGACTAGTAGTTTGACGAACAAACTCAATATATTTGTTAGAATCTATAGTTGTCATATTTAAAATTTAAATCCTTCGAACGATTTTTTAGGTTTGTTTTCTTCATAAGTATACTCTTCTTCTTGTCCACTGTCAAGTATGTCTTTTTGTGCGGATTGCTCCACATCATAAAGTCTCATCTTGGCACGATCAATACCAACAACAAAACGCTTAAAGATTGTTGGGTCATTATAACGGTTCTTCAGTTGTTTTACAAGAATTTGTCCCAACCCCTCCAACTCTTCAGTACTAATAAGGGCAAACATAAGATCAGCAGTAGCAGGGAGACCAAAGGACTCACTAGTATCAGTAAGTTCAACATCAGAGTTCCCATAACCACTGCGGGTAGTCTGGGTAGCAGAGACAATGGGAACATTGAATTCCACTGCCAGACCGCGAAGTTCCTCTGCAATTGACTTAATATACGAATAAGAATTGACAGAACTATTTGCTTTATGCCTAGAGGAAGCACAAATATTAAGGTAATCGATGAAAATAATATCAGGTCTAAATGACTTCTTAAGAGCAAGTTCATTGAGAAGCGCCTTAAAATGACCGGAGTGTGCCGAAGCAGTTGGATACTCTTTAATTATAAGAGTTCCTTGGGTTTTTTTTGATAAACTTGTTACCTTTGTCTCAAATGTTGAACGTGGAAGATCAACCAGTTGCTGAATCGGGACATTGAGAAGGTTTGCATCAATTCTTTCTGCAATTCGCTCTTCCGCCATTTCAAGAGTGATGTAGAGAACGTTCCTACCCTGTAACAACGCGGAACTAGCAACATGGCACATGAACAACGATTTCCCAACACCCGTTCCAGCGAGAGCAATATTGAGAGTCTTGTTAGGTAAACCACCTTTCGTGATTTTGTTGAAATATTCCAAGTCAAACTCAATTTTATCTTCTTTACGGTGGTAAAATTCATAACGCTCCTCATAATTCTGAAGATAATCGTGTCCAATATTATTATCAAATGATACTGCTAGAGCATCAGAAAGAATACTCGGAATTGCATCACGATTTTTCTTCCCATCATTACCATCGGCAATATGAATAGATTCCATAAGTGCTAGGTAAATAGCACGATCACGACACCACTTTTCTGTGGTATCTAATAACCATTGCTTCTCCACTACAGAATTATTCAGGCTTTCACACACCTCACGAATATCTTTAACATCCGTTTCAGTTAAATCAGTCCGATTCTCAATCTCAATACCAAGTGCTTCTTTGGTGATTGCAGAATTATACTTTACAATAAACTGAACGATTTCCTCAAAGACTACTTTTTCAGATCTTTGCTCAAAATATTCTGGTTGTATGAAGGGTATAACTTTTCTAGAATAATCTTCATTATATACAAGATTTCGGAGAATCGTAAGTTCAAGTCGTTCCATTAAGGTAAAAGAAATTGTTTTACTCTGGGCAATTCAAAAATTATTTGGGGAAGATTTTCAATTGGATATTTTCTCAATACATAATTTTCATTACTGAAATATATTGATTCTGGACTAATTGCACCTTCTTTCGGTTCATAATATTTCATAGATTCTACCAAATTATTCGAATAATGGCAAAAAGATTTTGCTTTTATTATTCTATTAACTGTATCACCCATCCAAGTAAAATGCCATCCAAGATCCGTAAGAACTTGATTGTTTTGTGTGGCATAAGTAACTCCAAATGGAAGATTATATTCTGCTCTAATTTGAGTGGGAAAACACTTTTGTAAATGATGCTTTAAGCACATATACATTGATTTGTTCCAAGGTTTTTCAACAGAACTGTTGGAATAATATGTCCTTAAATCCGCTCTTCCTTCCAAAAGAATCAACGGAACTTTTATAACAGAATTATACTGATATTTTAAAATATCACTTAAAAATTCTATATTAATTGGATTTATTATTTCATCACAATCCGATACAATGAATACATCATTATCATCAAAATTATCTAAAACTGATAAAATTCCATCTCTTTGTAAACGTTCTCTGCTCCCCAATATGGCATCACTATTCCATAATTTATCATATTCATCAGAGATTGGCAAGTTTTCGTCAGATAAATCAAGTTCAATAACTTCAATTTTGTCTGATACTAATCCAAGATCTGAAATAGTTTGTTTGCATGTAAAAGGTTTTTGAATACCACTATGAGTATAATTTGCATCAAAAATTAAAAATTTATCGACATAATCATTTAAAATATTAATTCTTAATTCCAAAATTTCCTTTTCATTAAAATATGGAAAACAATCAATTACCATAACTAAATTGACCTCTAGCAATCACATCAAGTTTTTGCATTACTTCTTCGGTGAAGTATTCTTCAGGATTTGCTAAAATCTGTTTCGCATAAATCTTTTTACCATCCATCTCATAACGTCCTGCGACGTTTTTCCACATTCCACCAAGTTCACCCAATTCAAGCAAACCATAATACCTATCAAGACCACGCTCATCATAATAAAGACGAACTTCAACATCTTGATTCTCTTTACTTAAACGCGACTTAGCAGTCTTTGCCTTGATAATGTTTCCGATGACTTCTGTTCCATCCTTTTCCTTTTTCTTCGATAGATGAATAATGGTAGAAGCAGCGTACTTAAGACCACTACCACCTCCCATCTCTTTAGTAGGAACATAAGCACCAATAACATCGTAGGTATGATTTGTTACAATCATTGGAATGTTTGCTTGACCCAGTTTCAAAGTGAGCATACGGAATGCACCTTTAATGAGTTGAGATTTGGTCATATCTCTAGTTTCTTTATCATTCAAGGCATCATTAATCTCTTTACTTGTAGAAAGCATTCCCAAAGAGTCTAGCACAAACATACAAGGACTGCGTTCTCCTTCTGGTTTCTTCAGATAAAGATCAACTGCTTTCAGTGCCTTACCACGAAATTCTTCAACTGTAACAACATTAACAACAACAAGACGTGATGTGTCAATTCCACGAGATTCTAAAAGTGATTTAGTGATAGCAGCCTCAGTGTCAAAATAGAGACAGTAACCATTGGGATTAGTATCAAGAAAGTTCTTAACCACGGCGAGAGAGAAAAAAGTCTTTCCAGTAGAAGACTCTCCAGCAATAGCAGTAATCTTATTACCAGATACACCACCAAATATACTACCTGAAACCAATGCATTAAAGATGTATGAACCCGTATCAACATAAGTTTCAGTCTCATCAATATCTGAGGCAAGTTGTGTATACTCACCACCAATTTCTTTTACAATATCTTTAAGAAAGTCCATATCAACCAATGTCAATTTTCCAGTTTTTTACATCCGTATCACCTTGTCTGGTAATATTGAGAGAAGTTCCATCATCAAAGGCATCTAAAACTCCAACTCCAGTATTCTCATCAAGTGATTTTTCAAAATAATACCAACTATCATCGCTCCTCTGAATAGAGAACCAAGGGCATCCTACAGTAGGATTGGTAAAGCAAAAAAGAAGTGCCTTTCCCACATTGTCCCCCTTACTGGTAACTCTCTGAATACGGACATAAACGTCCATATCATTTACCCAATTGCTAATGCCATCGACAATATCAGCAACAATATCCGTACTAATTCCACCAACAGTAGTGGAACCAGAAACCTCTGGATATGGACTCATAATATTGGTGTTTTTATCAATATAAACAGTTGTCTTTGCTTCGGGCGAAGGTGTTGCCATCTTAATTTGATAAAAGATATCATCTCCCCACCCATCACTATTCCTGACCATTACGTCAGTATCTTTTCTCATCCAAGCAGTTAATCTATTAAAAATAGATGATAAAAATTTCATTTGTTTTTCTCCTTATTAAGAATGTTCATTTTGTATGACCAAAGCTTAGCATGTAGAGCAGGATGAGGTCCTTTTAAAGTTGTAATAATTATTTCCAACTCCTTTTTATTAATTGGAATTTTCATCATGCTACTATTCCATATTCTTCACGAAGTATTTTTTTATAGGGAAGACCTTGTTCTCGGAGTTCTTTAACCAATTTAAGTTTATGGTAAAGAGCACCATCACCACCAAATCCAAGTGCTTTCACAATTGTATCTAGTTCTTTATCACTAATAGGTAAATCCATTAAGAGAAAAATAATTCAAGGTTTACAGTTTTTTCCACATTCCACCCAATTGCATCTAAGATTGATTTAAGTGGGTCTACAAAACTCTTTTCAAATTGTAAGTCATAGTCTATGTATTTGTCAAGACCAAGTTCCTTGGGGAAATCTTGAATAAAAGAAATTACATTCTCCTGAATAATATTTGGTTTTTTCAAGAAAATAAATTTGACTTTCTCCCCGTTACCAATAAGGGAATACTTATTGGTAAGATTTTTATTCTTAATATAATGATTGAAAAGAAGTGCTCCACGAATATGAATAGGAGTTTTGGGAGCATAAATGTTTGAAGAAGAATAATACTTACGAACATCAGATGCTGTGCGAGGAAATGCAATTTGCTCTGGTGGAAGTTTTTTGAAGTCAGAACGACACTTATCAATAAACTCAATCACCTCTTCTTCAGTTCCACTCATCATCAATTTAAGACCATCCTTAATCATTTTGCGACAAGGTGCAGGAGTAGAAGATTTAACTGCCTCAATACCCATCATTTTGAGTTTAGGTTGTTCATATCGAACACCCTCACTATCCCAGACATTAAGAATATAGCGTTTCTTGGCAGTCCAGATGCCACGGTCAGCAATGTTCTCCCGTTTCATCTGCATCTTCTGATCATAGGCATTCACATAGTCCGCCAATTCTTGGTAGCAACTTTCAATATGTTTTTCAAGTTCCACCTTAGCGACCTTATCAAGGAACGAAACAACGCTTTCAGTAGTTTTCTCTCTTCCCTTGTATACAGTTTCAACCAAAGGACCCATATTAAGATAAATGGAATCGGTATCAGAAGCAATAACATAATCAACATCCTGCGTCTTAAGAACTTTATTCAGATACTTATTAATTTTATCTTCAATCCAACGAATAGAAACTTGCCCAGAAAGAGTAATTGCCTCAGCATTCGCTAGTTTAAAATAACGGAAGTACTGATTACCAATAGCACCATAAGCACTATTAAGTTGAATCTTCCTTGCCATTTGGATGTTATTACACCTTGCAATCTCCTTTTCCAGTTCTTTGGTTTTCTTTTTTTCATATTCCTGTTTGGCCGCAATCATTTTCTTCTTGTAAATGGTGCGATCTTTATAGATTTTCTCCATTAGTTCAGGAAGAAATCCACGAACATCTTTACGATACATTGCACCATTTGCACAAACAGCATACTCTTTATAAGGTTCAAAATCAATCTCTTGATTCAGAATCTTGTCCACAGTTACTGAAGGATGTCTTTGTTCCACCAAAGTTTCTGGTGAAATATTATATTGCATAATCAGGTGAGGATATAGACTGTTAAGGTCAAAGTTCACAACCCAATCATAAACACCAGGAACTGGTTCCTTCACATAAGCACCAGCATACTTAGAATCTTTATCAGACCTCACATTCGGAGGAATCACAATATTCCTTTTTTTCAAATAGTTGTAGATAATTGTATCCCACATTCGAACCTGAGAAAACACATCAGCATAGTTTGCTTTAGCATCATATGCCATTGTTAAGGCAAGTTCAATCAGTTTCATCTTGTCTTCCAAACGGTCAACAAGTTCTACGTCAATGATGTTATATTCTACAAACTTCTTCCATCCTTTGGTATAGAAATCTTTGAATGTATCAAA